TAGGTACTCGTCGCGCTGTAAACGTCACCGGAATAATTGGGGGCCGTCTTGCGGTAGTAGATGTAGACCGGATTGCTGGGCGGAGCACCGTAGAGATTGTTCTGGGCAACGCCGTTGTTGTATACAACATACTGATACGGCGTCCCATTGATGATCTGAATGCCTTGCGGCAGGAGATTGTAGCCGAACTGAGAGGGGAAATTGCTGGCGAAGGGGGAGCAAGGCCAGACGTTAAAGACGACGTCGATGGCATGTTCCCCCGTCTGATCCCACTCCAAAATGAGGTCCTGTACCGGGGTGTTGCTGGTCTGCTGCACCAATGCGCCCCAGAAATATGCACCCTTGGTGACATCTCCGTTGTAGGAGAGGGTGGAGCCGTCGGACGAGAGTTGCAGCGTGACCGACCCGCTGGAGGTGGCGGCAACATTGGCGGTGAAGGTCGCTTGGCAAAGCCAGAAACCATTGGGCTGCTGGGCAATCGTGGTCGTCGTGAAGTTGGACGTAGTCCCTACCACGCCGGTCGTGGTGTTGAAGAACGCCGTGTAGTTGGTGACGCCATCATTGACCAACAGGTATTGGAATGACCGACCATTGGGTCTGGCGTAGAACGAGACCGTGTAACTGGTTGACGGGAAGAAGTTCGTGACCGACTGAACTACCTTGTGGACTACCGCAAGTCCTGTAGCTGTCTCCATCACCTTGGTGGCCGTGACCGTCCCATCGGCGGGGTTGGCGATGCTGTTGGCTGTGGCCGTCACTCCCGAGGCTATCCACACCGCCGACTTGGCCTGATTGTTGGGGTAGGTCAGCCGGTTTCCCAAGAACCGAGCCTCGCCATAGGGGCAGACCTCCATCCACTGCCCGTCGCCCCACATCTTCGACAGTGCGGAATTGAATGCCGCGTTGGCGGTCGCTGCAATCTCGGTCGTGAGGCGGGACGTGGGAATCCCCACCAACGAACACCAATTCGTCAGGAACGTGGAGTAGTGACTGACGAGGCGGGCCATGAGATTACCTCATCCCCATGGGGCGTGAGGGATTGAACAGGTCGATGAGGCTGGTGGCATTCTTTCTCTTCTCGGGGTATTCCATAAGGGGTTTAGATTTATGCTTTCTCAGCATGATGGCAGACCACTCTTTGATGCCGTTTTTAATGTTGGCGATCTCCTCTTCGTCGGTCTCTTCAGCCAACTGATCGCGCAGGTATTTCAAATGCACCATGCCGTTCTCAATGCTGGTTGAGTCCCCATGTTTGGGGGTGACCGTGAACTTCGTAACCGGAATGTCGTCTTCGATACGGGGCTCCTCACCACCATCGAGGTGGGGAGTCTTGCCGGGGAACTTCGAGACGGGGATCTTGTATGTCCCCGTCTCAGCAGCTCTCTCCCGTGCCTCTTCGGTAGTCAGGCGCAAGAACGCCTCCCAATCTTCTAAGCGTGACGTGTATTGGTTTTTAAGCGTGTCATCATCCCCGGAGATGGCTTTCCCATGCTGCTCTTGAAGCCACTTCAAATGCTTCAATCGGTCTTTGGGGGACTTTCTTGCTTGTTCTAAGTCGTATGAGTACATGGTATTACCTCATCCCCATGGGGCGTGAGGGATTGAACAGGTCCATCAGGGAGACGACCTTCTTTTTCTTCTTCTTGGGGTATTCCTCTTCGCCTTCGGCCATGTCCTCTTCGCCCTCGGCCATCTCCTCTTCACCCTCGGCCATGTCCTCTTCGCCTTCGGCCATCTCCTCTTCGCCTTCGCCTTCGGCCATCTCCTCGGACTTAGCTTTGTGCTGTTTCACTACGACGCTAGACCATTCCTTGATCTCCTTTTTGAGACTCTTGATTTCATCTTCATCGGTCGCTTCGGCCATCTGGTCATGGAGATATTTAAGATGCTCCATCCCGCTGGCGGATGTTGGCTTCTTGGCAGAGATGGCGATCACAGTCATAGGTACCTTGTCTTCGCAAGAGCAGTCTCCGGGTACCCCTCCGCAGTTGCATTTCTTAGATTTTTTGTCCATGATGGTTAGACAGGTTTGCCGTTGATGAACGTCTTGCCGTGGCGGAAATCGCCTTTGCGACGGGGGCGGTAGCCCGGGGCGCAAAGTTCAGGGTTGTCCTTGAGGAGGTCGTCGATCCAGTTCTCTTCATGGCCTCGCTCGGCGAAGCAGCGGAAGTACAGGCGACGGTCCATGCTGGTGATCTTTTGGCCGAGGGTGTCGATCTGTATCGAGCCTACCTGCCTCATCACCCGTGACAGTTTCTCTTGCCGCAGTTGTGCAGCAACTTTCTCCGCAGGCACACGCCCCCGGATTTCGGCTTCAAATTCATCTAAGAATGATTGAGGGAGGCCAGTGATAAGGTCTCCACTTCCGGTGGCTTCGTAAGACATAAAAAGGGTGGGGCACATGGCTAGGCCATGTGCCCCTGACACTCAACTCCCGATTACGGGAGGAGAGCGGTATTGACGAGGTTCAGGTAGATGTCCAACTGACCCGCCGTGAGCGCGGCAGGACCGCCCGTGCCCGCAGCCGTGAAGGTCGCGACAAGGTTGACGGAAGCCGTGCCCGTGGTGTTCGTCAGGATCGGAGTGCCTACTGTCTGGTTCAAGAACGCCGCCGTCAGGATAGACGTAGACGAGGTGAGCGCAGCGGTAGACGAGGTGGTGCCAACGATAATGCTCGCAACGGTGATGCCCGCGAAGGCCGTCGAGATGTTGACGCCAGCCTTGTCGATGTACCACTTGGCCGGGGTCGCGCCCAACGTCATGGTGACGGTGTCGGTGGCCCCAGTGCCATAGAGGATGTCGGTCGAGAGCACGCGGAAGCGTGCGTTGTAGCCGGTCGCTGCAACCTCTTGTTCAGAGAGTGGGGTGACGCGGGTGGGTGAGATCGTGATTGCTGTATTAGCCATGGTATGGGTTCTCCTTTATGTTAAGGGTTAGCTAGATCCGGCAAATTTGCCGAGACCGCGTGGGTTCTTGACCAGCAGCAAGAGAGCCGACTGGACGAGACCGCGACGGCCACCGCCTTGGTTCTCAAGCTCCATCGAGTCGACGCCGAGCATGGTGCCGATGCCGACCAGCTGGGGGTCGATGACGTAGCCACGGGCCATCTGCTGATTGGTCGTGGTCGTGACCGCCGAACCGTCCAACAGACCGTTGAACATGTCGGGGATGATCGTCACCGTGTGGAACGAGCCCTTGTAGATCGAGACATCGAGGTCGATTTGATTGCTAGCGGCATCTTGGGTGACCTGATAGGTCTTGGTCGTGCCCGACGCACCTTCAACACGTTGGAACGTGTTAATGGCAGTCATCAGGTTCGGACCAGCGAACAGCGAGTAGGCCCGACGTCCACCGTTTTGGGTGAAGATCGAACGGAACACGCCGTTGAAGGTGGCTTCCGTGAGGGAGGCCGTCGCCGTGAGGTCGACGTTGCCAGAGGGAGTGCGGAACGCCGTGGGGACGGGGTTCACGGTCTGGGCTGGGTTACCGGTAGCTCCAGTTCCGCTGCCGATCCAGCAGCCAAGGCCACGGGTCTTGTAGGGCAGGAGGCCGGTGTCGGCCTGCATGTCGTTGTCGGAGCCGATGGCGGCTTCGATGGAGCGTTTCAGCTCGCGCATGGCCTTGACCTTGGAGTTCGCAACTTCACCGTCCGTGCCTGCCGGATCGGAGGCTTCTTGGAGGTCCGAGACCATCCAAGGACGCCAGAATTTCTGGATGTAGTTGCCGAACCGAGCGCGGTTGGCGGCCTCGTTGTTGAACGCATTGACGTCTTGGCCTTCCAAGACACCGGCGAAATCAACATTAGCGAGGGTATCGGCCTGCCACGTTTGGAAGGTGTTGGTGACTTTGGTCGTCTTCGCGAACGAAGACGTCTTTGGGCAATCCTCGGGTTCGAGGATGGTGAGGAAGTTCGTGAGAGCTTCGCGATCTCCGGAGACGTTGTATGATGTTGCTAGAGCCATGATGTTTTATCGGGATTTTCTGAGTTGTTCGTGTCGTAAAAGGAGGCTTTGCGCGTCTACCGAATTGATCCCACCCTTAGAGCCCATTTTCGCCACCTCTGCGGCAAGTTTGCCACGCTCCCCATTGACTGCTGGTTGCCGAGCTGCTGAGGCCGAACCAGAGGATACCATCACCTGATCGCTGGCCGGTTTGCTGGCCGGTGCTTTTGGCTTGGTCTTGGCTGCCGCAGCCGCTGCGTCCTCCGCCAATGCGCGGAGACCTCGGATCTGTACCCCGAGAATGTACTCCGCTTGAGGCATCGACATGATCGACGCCAGTGCGGGGTTTTTCCGAGCTGCTTCGGCTACCTTGTATTCAGGAGAGCTGGTGTCCGCTAGGAATGGGAACTGAATGTGCGCTTGTCTGGTCGACTCCACCCGGGTGGCAATGAATTGCTCTCTCTTGGGGATGTGATCCTCCAAAGTTGCCCGGGCTTGGCGTCGTTGACTGATGAGATCTGCCTTGGTATAGGAGACATCTCCTATATTGTGGTAGGTCACATCGCGCTCATCTCCGGTTACTGGGTCGACCACGGTGCTTGTATTCCACCGTGACGGGTCCTCCAGAACTTCTTCCACATAGCGAAGAGCATCTTTCGCAGTTTTCTTTAAGTCCGCCAGTGAGGCTAGGTCATTGAATCCTGAGAGAGGTACGTTCGCTGCGACTGGTGGTGGTGGTGGTGGCGCAGCCTGTTGGCTGTTGAGCTTGGCCTCCATCTCACTGAGCTTGGCTTTGGTCTCTTCCATCTGCGATTGGATCGCAGCGGTCTTGGCCAATTCCTTGCGCAGTCGTCGGTTGAATATCTCCTGTTGTTCGGGAGTGAACGAATGGGTCTGAGAATGAACGGGATCGGCCTCCGCTTTGGGAGTCTCGGATGCAGCCTCAGTCGTCTCGGGTGCTGGAGTTCCTTCTGTGGTGGCTGTTAATTCGGGAGCCTGCTCGGCCCTCGCTGTCGGAGTTTCTGACGGGTTAGTGGAAGTATCTTCCGAAGCTTTGCGGGATGGCTGTGGCGTTGATGGCTTGCTGGCCGAGGCCAACATCATCATCGCTGCTGCACCCGTAGAGATATTTTCCGACCCTGACTTTGGCGCATCACCTGTTGGAGCTGGTGAAGAAGCTGGAGTATTTTCTGACGACATGTTTTTTCCGTAAACAAGAGACGTTATCTAACATCCTGACGCATGGCTGGAGTGCCAAGAACCATAGCCAAGTCCTAAAACTGGTTTCAGGTCAACAACAAAATTACAAAGCCGCTTCTTCAGCTGCACGATTCAATGCTTCCTGATACAGAGATAGGATTGATTCGTAGCTGGCGATCTCTCCGATGCAGGCCAGTGTGGCCCGCTCATTGACGATCACATTGCCATTGCAAAGATTGGACACCGCCGCCTCACGCATGGACCGGATCTCTGCCATGAACTCGGTGAAGCGGGTATCCTTGGCCAGCCCGAGGAGGGCGTTCTGCAATCGCTTCTGGGCCTTGACCGAGTCTTGGATAAGCATGTTAGACAGCACCCATTCTACCAATCTTGGCGTTGTTCTGTTGAACTTTTTGAAATTCCGCCTGCTTCATCAGCTTCTCGATGCGCTTGCCGAAGGGATCTTGGGGGTTCTGCATCTTGGCCTGAACCGTCGGATCTCCTTGGATGTAGTTCTGGATGACTGACAGAGCCAGATCGGGTGGGGTGCCGGGGGCCAAGTCTTGGTCGATGCCCGAGTACACCTTGGTCAGCATCTCCTGCATGTCGCCTGATGCCCGTTGTTGACCCACCTCTTTGGGGTCCAAGATCATCTCCGCGATGGTCGGGTCGATGGCGTTGACCATGACTTGCAGCCATTCAGAGTAGTTGACCATGCCCTCACGATCCCCCGTGGCTACGATCTTGGCGATCTGCTCCAGCTTGGCGAAGGTCTGATCGGGGCTCATGCTGTCGACTGAGAACCGTAGCACGAAGTCGAACTGCTCGTCCTCCTCGCCCTTGCGAAACTCCACGGGGTCTACTTGCTTGAGGCCCACCACTCGGTAGTAGGTCTCTTCTTTGCCGAACTGCTTGAAGAGCTGCCAGCATTGGAGGTAAACCTTGTTCCATCCAATGAGGAACTCGTCGGCCTCGTCCTGCGTAATCAGGGGGGTGTAGGTCGGATCGCTTGAACTGGTGGCAAAGCCCAAGTACCCGTTGAAGTCGGACTTCAGCTCCTTGTAACTGGCCTCGGTGCTGGGTGAGTAGGATGGGGTGGTGCCAAAGTGGTATTCCCCGGGCCGACGCTCGGCAATGCGTGCCCCTGCACCCCAGCGCAGCGGTGGACGCCCTTGAGGGTACATCAAGGGGGGCATGATCTGCATGCTGGCGTTGTCGATCAGCGAGTCCTTGTGGACCTTGATCTGCTGTTGCAACGGTTTGCCCGGTTCTGGAATGCCTCGGGAGTCATGCAGCTTGCGAGACAGGTGTTCCCGACGGAAGATGGTGAAAGGGTACTGGCCGTGGGCGTAGCCCC